ACCAGATGTAACTGTTAACGCACTAGAGCGTCACACAGGTATTTCTGTAGAGAAGCTTGCAAACGAAGACTTCTCATTGACAATCGACAAAGCTAACTACTTCGCATTCAAAATGGATGACATCGAAGATCAGTTCGCAAACGTTGATTACGTTAGCCTAGCTGCTGATCGTGCAGCATATAAAATGGCTGACTCAATGGACGCAGACGTATTGTCTTACCTATCTGGTTACTCAACTGCAGGTGTTGCAATCACAACTACATCAGGTGATGCACAGCACGACACTCCAGGTAACCTAACAGGTGAATGGCTGACTGCTAACCACTTGGATGCTACAGACTTCTCTAGCTTGACTATTTCTGGTACAGCTACAGCAGGGGATTCTATTCCACTAGCACCACGTCTACCAGGCGCAACTGCATTGTCAGCAACAACTGTATCACCACTTTCAGTCGTAGCTCGTATGGCTCGTCAGATGGATACAGCAAACGTTGACTCACGTGGACGATGGATGGTTGTTGACCCAGTATTCATCGAAATGCTAAAAGACGAAGATTCACGTCTATTGAACGCAGACTTCGGTGGTTCAGGCTTGCAGAACGGCTTGGTATTGAACAACCTACACGGCTTCCGTGTATACGTTTCAAACAACCTACCAGCAGCAGGTACTGGTGCAGGTACTTCAGGTACATCTGCACAGTCAACTAACTACGGTGTTGTCGTAGCAGGTCAGGAAGAAGCAGTAGCTTCAGCGGAGCAAATCAACAAAGTTGAGAACTACCGTGACCCAGACTCATTCGCAGACATCGTTCGTGGTATGCATTTGTATGGTCGCAAGATTCTTCGCCCAGAAGCTCTTGTGTCTGCAGTATACAACGCTGCGTAGTAATCTATAGACTATTGGGCTGGCTTTCTATAAGCTGGCCCTTTAGCACATCTAACGGTAGGATAACTCTATGGCTACTTATGTCGCACTAACAAATGAACTACTACGTAGGCTTAATGAAGTTACACTAGATATTGCTGGTGATGGCTTTGACTCAGTACGTAACGTTCAAGCTTTAGCTAAAGATGCAATCAACAGTAGCGTTAGACTTATTCTGCAGGACGGTCAAGAATGGCCTTTCCTTAAAACTACTTACACACAAACCCTTACAGTAGGCACACGAGAGTACAGCTTTCCCTCAGACTACTCTAGTGCAGACTGGGATACGTTCTATCTAAAGAAGTTAAGCTCTCAAGGTAATAGCCCTATGCGACTCAAGGCTATGTCTTACGAAGAGTATATACAGAATGTTCGTGCTTCTGATGATGAAGGTGATACAGTAAATGGTGATGGTCCACCTATTCGTGTATATCAAACACTAGGTGAATCTTTTGGTGTTACACCTACGCCTAACGCAGCGTATGAGATTGAGTACACCTACTGGTCTTACCCATCAGATATGTCTTTGTATGATGACGTAGCAGTTATCCCTGATCGTTTCAAACACGTAGTTATTGATGGTGCTATGATGTTTATGATGCGCTTCCGTAGTAATGAACAAAGTGCAGCTATGCATCAGAACAACTTTGAGGATGGTATTAAGTCTATGCGTCGAGTGCTTATGGATGATCCTCTATCTGTGCGCTCTACAGTACTTTCTCGCTCTGGGACAAGCTCTTTTAACGGCGGTATCTAATGGCTGACAATCTCGCCTCATTCAAAGTATTCTGCCAAGGCGGTCTCAACACTAGTCGTGATGTGTTATCACAGGGTGAGACTCAACCTGGTTCAGCTATCTCTTTGATTAACTATGAACCTGCTGTTACTGGTGGTTACAGAAAGATCAACGGATTTAGTAACGACTACGGTACAGTTACAGGCACAGGTGATGTCTTAGGTGTTTGTGTAGCTAATGGTATCAACGATGGTATCTTAGCTTGTCGTACACCTTCTAGTGGTAGTAACTATTTACACAAATGGAATAATACTACAGAAGCTTGGGATGCTGTAACAACTGCTGGTTCACCTACAATGACAGGTGTAACCAAGGTACGATTCACTAAGTACAACTGGGGTAGCCCTAAAGTAATTCTTACAGACGGTATTAACCCTGCAGCTACGTATAATGGTACAACTTACACGCAGATCACACACGCAGATGCACCCAGCGCACCTAGACTGTCACACGTATTTAAGAACCATATGTTTCTAGCAGGTGACCCTAGTGAAGACACGAATCTTTATTTTAGTGCACCTTACGATGAGACTAGCTTTGCTGCTGCTGATGGTGCTGGTGTTATTAATGTAGGCTTTCCTGTCGTAGCCATCAAGTCTTTCCGTGATGTGTTATATATCTTTGGTAGTAATAACATTCGTAAGTTAGTAGGTGATAACATCTCTAACTTTGTACTACAAGAAGTTACAGATGACCTTGGATGTCTAGCTACAGATAGTGTTATTGAGATAGGTGGTGACTTACTGTTTTTATCACAAGATGGCCTACGTCCTGTTGGTGGTACAGATAAGATTGGTGACGTTAACCTAGAGACAGTATCAAAAGACATTCAGTCTATCTTTACTGACATTGTGTTTGATATTGATCTTGAAAGTCTTAATGCTGTAGTTATACGACAAAAGACACAGTTCCGTTACTTCTTTGGTGCAGCAGACTCACAAGGTGTTATTGGTGGCTTTAGACAAACTCCTAATGGGTTGCAGTTTGAGTATAGCCAGATGCTAGGTATTACAGCTACTTGTGCTGACAGTGGCTACATCGGTCAGAATGAGTTTGTAATTCACGGTGACAGCACAGGTAAAGTACACAGACAAGAACAAGGTAATGACTTTGATGGCACAGACATCTTTAGTTTATTCCAGACACCGTTCTTTCATATGCAAGACCCAGAGCAACGTAAGATATTTTATACAGTAGCTACCTATCTACGTTCTGAGGGTGACAATGAAATTGTTATGTCTGTTTTGTACGACTACGAAGATTTTGATACATTAAGTCCTACAAACTTTACATTAACAACTACAGGTGCTGCAGCATATTATAACGAAGCACTATACGATAGCACAGCAATCTTTGATGGAAACCCTGCTCCTGTTAAAAGAACAAACATTTCAGGCTCAGGTAAGTCAGCATCATTTAAATTCGTAACTAATGATTCCAATGCATCACACAGTATTCAAGGTTTAGTGGTTACATTTGGAGTAGGAGACAGGTTATAAAATGGCAGGTTATACAAGAGTATCAGACGCTGATATTACCCCCAATGCAGTTATTAAAGCTGCACCAGTTAATGCAGAGTACAATGCTATTCGAGATGCATTTGCACAATCAACTGGACACAAACACGATGGCACAACAGCAGAGGGTGCTTATGTCCCTGTTATTTCTGACCCTGAAAACTACAATAAAGTTGTAATAGATACAGCAAACAACAGAATTAGTTTTTATAATGAAGTATCTACTACTGCTGTAGAACAAATTAGATTAGAAGATGGTGTATTAAAACCTGTAACTGATAATGATATTGATCTAGGTGCTTCAGGTTTAGAATTTAAAGACTTGTACATTGATGGTACTGGATATATTGATACAGTTAATGTACACGAAAATGCTACGATTACAGGTACTCTAGGTGTAACTGGTGATACTACTGTAGCAAATATTACATCTACTGGTACATCTACTCACGCCACTGTAGACATTAATGGTGGTGCTATTGACGGTACTGTAATTGGTGCTTCTAGTGCTGCAGCAGGTAGCTTTACAACTGTAACCACATCTGGTCAAGCAACACTAGCTACTGCAGACATTAACGGTGGTACAGCAGATAACGTAGTTATTGGTGGTACTACTGCTGCAGCTATTACAGGTACTACTGTTACTGCTAACACAGGCTTTACAGGTGATCTTACTGGTGATGTAACAGGTAACGTTACGGGCAATGTTACTGGTAACGTAACTGGTAATATAACAGGTGATGTAACTGGTAATGTTACGGCTGCTAGTGGTTCTTCTACATTTAATAATATGACCATTAACGGAACACTAGATGTTACATCTACCGTAATTAATAATGTTAGTGATCCCGTTTCGGCACAACAAGCTGCCACAAAAAATTATGTAGACACAGAGATTGCTTCTCTTGTAGACTCGGCTCCAGGGACACTAGACACACTAAATGAGCTAGCTGCTGCTCTAGGTGATGACCCAGACTTTGCCACAACTATTACAACAAGCATAGCAACTAAGCTACCACTAGCAGGTGGTACAATGACTGGTGCTATTGCTATGAGCACTAATAAGATCACTGGTATGGGTGATCCTACGGCTAACCAAGATGCAAGCACAAAGGCATATACAGACACACAACGTGATACACGTCTAGCACTATCTGGTGGCACTATGACAGGTGCTATTGATATGGGTAGCTCTAAGATTACAACTACCTATACACCTACAGACAATGCCGATTTGACTACAAAAACATACGTTGACGGTATTTTAGGATCAGCTACTGCTGCAGCTACAAGTGCTGCTGCGGCTGCTACGTCAGCTACTAATGCTGCCACAAGTGCTACTGATGCTGCAACTTCAGCAACAAATGCTGCAGCTTCTTATGATTCGTTTGATGACAGATACCT